CCAGTTCGTCAGCAAGGGTATTAGCGGTCGTGACGGTTAAATACAACAGACTGCGCAACCGCTCCACTTCTGCGATCAGTGCCGGTACGTCGGCGCGGGCGATAAAATGCGAGATGGCACCGTGCTGATTATTGTCAGCAAAGCATTGATCGTCAGCACCACGGGAGTGCCATGGCCCTTCTGGCAGTCCCACAAGTCGGGCCTTAATTGCTTCTAGGTCTAAAGTCATCATTCAACCTCTCTCATTTCACGTAATCGTTTGTGCACTTCAATCCGGTCTACGCCGTCGTCTGGCCGTGACTGTGGGGCATTCAAGCTGCTCAGTGCTGCGATGCGCCGAGCTTTCGTTGGCTCAGTCTGGCCAATGGCGACAATCTCGCCTGTTTCGATTATAACGATTTCTAGTGGCGACGAACGATAGATGAGATATGGGCCGTGCTCTTGTAATAGTTGCACCTGCTGCTGTAGAGAGATCATAAAAGCCCTCCAAAACTTGTACTGGTACAAGTATAACATACTTTGGAACGAATTTAATACATATATTGCAATTTCGTTCCAGAAATGATACTATTATGACAGAACCTGTATACTCTTGCTTAGGGAAAGGATGATTATGCAAGAGTTGATTATGGCCACCAAAAGTCGATTGAATATCTTGATCGCTGAACACAATTTAGAGCGGGCAAAGGAAGGTCTGCCCGCCCTGTCGGCACGGGCTATTGCTGATCAAATGGGGATTACACACACAAGGTTTCTACGCCTCAAAAAACAGGGTGAACCTTGGGACCTCGAAGCGCTCGACAAATGCATGCAGTTTTTCAAGCTGGATAGCTTTGATCAGTTGTTTGAGTATCAAGAGGAGGAACAGCAGTCATGACAAATCTAGTAGTGTTCGAGCACAACGGTGAACAAATTAGTTTCGACCCTGAAGCGCGAATGTGGAACCTTAATGCTATGCATAAGGCGACGGGAGAAGATCCAAACAAAGCACCAAAATTCTGGTTACGTCAGGAGCAGACACAAGAACTTATTCGGGTAATCCTTGATGACCTGAATCGTTCTGAGGAACAACTATCAATGGACGAATTTAAATGGGATTTTAAATCCCATTTAAAAAGTGATTCTAAAGGTGATTTAAAATCACCTTTAAAATACGAAAAAGATATCATTGAATTACGTCGAGGTCGTTACGATAGTGGTACTTGGGTCATTCAAGATCTAGCCATCATTTATGCTCATTACCTCAGCCCACGCTTCTATTTGCAGTGGAATAAGTGGGCAATGCAGCACTTGCAGCAGATGGTTTCTAATCGGGAATTCGAGTATTTACAGCATTGCAAAGCCGAATTAGAACAAATCAAGTATGACAAAATGTCGCCAGATGAGCGCAACGCTTATGACTATCGCTCTTTCTTTAACGAGTGCTGCGAGTTTATGAGCGGCTCTACTATTCGTTGTGTGGATTTTTATAAAGCATATACGAATTGGGCAACAGGACGCCGTAAAACGGTTATGCCATTTCGTATTTTTGATCAACAAAAAGGCAACACATTGCAAATCGAAAAAGAAGCAGGCGAAAAAGTCTACTGGGGCGCGAAATTCACCCAACGAGGACACGATTTACTGCATAGCTAAGCGGAATTCTGCTGATCGATACGAGCTACTCATTCTGTGGGTAGCTCTTTCTTTTTGTCGAAATAACAATATCATCCTATCAACCTAATTTTAGCGTTTTCAACTTTTTTTCCAGAGTGAAATCTCGCGTAGAGAAATATTGAATATTTGGTTGATTTGGTTGATTTGGTTGATTATAAACTTACTTTACAACAGTTGATCATTTAAACAAATACTAGACAAGCAAATAACCACCTGATATACTAGATTTAGTATTACTTATTCATTGAATATACTATATTTAGTAGGTTGTGGTTATGGTTATTGATGTAACCCATATCTCGAAGCATTCAAGCAGCCGAAGCGGTGCTGACGTTTTGGCTATCGTGGTACATGCAACAGCGGGTACGAATAGCCTTGGTTGGTTGATTGAAAACCCTCAGCAGGTGAGTGCTCACTATCTCATTCGTAAAGACGGTCATATTTACCAGCTGGTACACCCTGACCGTGCTGCGCATCATTGTGGTTTTAGCAAAATCAACATTGGCGGCAAGATTTACGACAAAACCACCAGTCCCAACCCGAACCAAATCACCGTTGGTATTGAGCTGGAGAATAAAAACGACGGCAAAGACCCATACCCTGCCGTGCAAATCGCCGCCCTTCGTGAGCTGCTCGACTATCTGCGTAGCCGCTATCCGAAGGCGGTTTTACTGTTTCATCGCGATATCGATACGCAAGGCAAGACTGACCCGCGCGGCCTCGATTGGCCCGATATCCTCCCTGCTGAGCCTGAAACCAAACAAACCCGCGTGATCGGCGCAGGCCCAAGTATTACGCTTGCTCAGTTCAGTACCTGGTTGAAGCGCCGTAAAGCACCGATCGTCGATGTGGTGATCGAGCGTATTTATCGGCTCAGTGTTTGGCTCGATATCGATCCTGCTTTCGTGGCAGCTATTTGGGCGCACGAAACGAGCCAAACGCCCGGCGTGATTGGCAGCTCAGATCTGTTCAAAAAGAGCAACAACGCGGGCGCGATCGTCGCCTACGGCCGTTGGCCGAATGTGACCCACAATGGGCGACAATTCAACAAGTATGAAAGCGCCCAGCTCGGCTTGATGCATCTCGTGATGCATCTCAAGCAGATCTATGGCGCGGTTGGCCTACTCGATGTTGAGGCTATTATTCCGGTCTATGCTCCAAGCTCAGACGGCAACAAGCCCGCTTCGTATATCGCCGCTGTTTTGCGCGATATGAAAGAGATGCGAAACCTATGACATGCGACTGTCAAGTATTGCAGCAGCGCATCGAACTACTCGAAAGGCAACAAAAAGACCTATCCGACAACCTGCACCGCCTTACAAATGCCGTGCAAGCCCGTCTATTGAAGATCGAGCTTCGCAATCTTGGGCTTGAGGTGGAACCCGAAAACGAAACCGAACAGCATGACGATCGACACAACATCACCACTCTTGGCGCGGCTCGACGAGCGAACAGCAACGATGCTGGAAAAAATCAGCCAGCATAATGGACTGCTTAAAGAAATGCAGGGCGATCTTCAGGCTGTTCGAGCTGACTTCAACGCGTATAAGGCCAGTGTTAATAGCGCAATCCAACTGCTAGGCACAGAGATCAGAGAGGCGCGTGACATAGCCGAAAACGCTAAGTCTACAGCCAAAAAAGCACATGAGCGCGTCGATTTGGTCGAAGATAAGATGCGCGAACGAGCTCTAACCGAAACGATCATTTGGAGAACTCTGGCGGGCGTCTGGACGGTCGTCATTGTCGTCTGGCCGTTTATTAAATTTGTGGCTCAGCAGTTCAATATCTCATTACCGTAGGTGGATTATGGCTTTACTTCACATCTTTGTTTTGATTGCTGTCGTTGAGGCGGTTATAGAGTATTTTGGCCAGAACATCTCTAGCAGCCGTAAGCCCTATGCAGCCGCGATCTTCGCCATTATCGTTTGCGTGCTCTACAACGCTGATGTTTTGGCGCTGTTGGGCCTGTTGTCGCCTGTACCGTTTGTGGGCGCTGTTTTGACTGGATTGTTGGCAAGTCGGGGCGCGGGCTGGTTCAATGATTTTGTATCGCGTTGGGCTGTACGATGAAGCGCCGAACCCTAACCCGTCGCATCGAACGACACGTTTTATTGCTGTTCGTTCTGTTCTGCCTGGCCTTCAGTTCGCCCGTTCAGGCCATCGAGCGTACCTACCAGATCCAAGTCAACCCCGCTAGCAATGGCGTGCATTACGTTTGGGGCTATGAGGGCTACAGCACGCCGCCTAAGATTGAAGTGAGCAATGGTAAGCTAGGCCTCGTCTCAATCGCGGACGATCATGGTGTAATCGCGTTTCGGCTCAATTGGTGCGATAGCCGTTTTTCACTGAACGGCAAAGTAATCGTTGAGCGGCGATGTATGCGATTTCCGTATATGGCGAAGAGGTAAGGTATGACCAGGCAGAATCATAACGACGAAACAAAAGCTGCTGTTATGGCCGCCCTACTTACTGGCCAGTCTGTAAGTGAAGTGGCCAAACAATATAAGGTGCCTCGTGGAACGGTTGCAAGGTGGTCATCTGAGGTCAATAAAGACACGAATGAAACATTTCGAAACACAAAAAGAGAACGCATTGGTGAATTGATCGTGAGCTATCTTGAAGAAGGTCTAACGACGCTCCAAGAGCAGGTAAAGGTTTTCAGGAATGAAGAGTGGATCAAAAAGCAAGGGGCTTCAGAACTTGCGGTACTTCACGGGGTCATTGCAGATAAGCAAATTAGGCTCCTTGAAGCCCTCGCGGGCGACGAAGAAGAAAGCGAAGAGCATTCTTAGTTCAAGCCCGCTTGAGTGGGCGCGATCGAACGTCACACTGGTGCACCCTGTGCGCGGGCGTATCGACTTTAGCCCATATCCCTATCAAGAGCGCTTCCTTGAAGCTCACGACGCACCCCGTCGAATTGTGCTCAAAGCGCGGCAAATCGGCTTTAGCCAAGTGTTTGCTATTGAGGCGTTATACTATGCGATCCACGAACCAGAGTCTACAATCCTACTAGTAAGCCGTTCACAAGATTTAGCGGTCAACTTGTTGCGCTATTGCTATCAAGCATACAACAACCTGAAGATAGCGCCCAAGCTCATCAAAGAGAACGAGAGCGAAATGGGCCTGAGTAATGGCAGCCGTATCAAGTCTATTCCGGCCAACCGCTCGACGGGGCGCGGTTTTGCTGCATCTCGTGTTTACTTGGACGAATTCGCCTATGCGAACTACGATGACGATATTTACCAATCGGTTAGCCCTACTGTCTCGCAAGGTGGATCATTAACAATCGGTTCCACTCCGAACGGTAATACTAATCTGTTCTACGAGCTCTGGGAACACGGTGCCGACTTTGACCGCATTTACGCGCCGTGGTTTCGTTGCCCTGCCTACAACCCGAATGGAGCGCTTGTTGACAACGATAGCCAAGCGCGCCAAATTGGTGAACAAGGCCTATGGTACCAGCGTGAGCGCCCAAAATACACTTTGCAGCAGTGGGCTGCTGAATACGATTGCGATTTCAACGATAGTGGCGCGGCTGTATTCAATCGTAACATCATTGATCAGGCTGAACAGGGTGCTATAGGTGAGCAAGCGCCGAAAGAGGAGCGGTCGTATCTGGCAATGGCTGATATTGGCCGGCGCAATGATGCCACAGTGATCAACGTCGTCGATGCCACTGAACGGCCGTACCAACGGGTCTACCATGAACGATTAGAACGCGCTCCATATCCCATTATTCAACAACGATTAGCCGAGATTGCCACACGATATCATGCTCAGCTCGTTGTTGAAAGTAATGGTATTGGCGATCCTGTTATCGAAAACACTGAATACCCTATTGAACCATTTGTGACTACCAGCAAAAGCAAAGTGCAAGCAATCCAAGCTCTAGCCCTGCTACTTGAAAATAATGATTTCAAAGCCATATGGACGCCTCAAGAACGGCGCGAATTAGCGGCCTATCGTTGGGACGATCAGGCATTAACGCAAGATTGCGTCATGAGTTTGGCAATTGGCGCTACTCGATTAGCACGGACGCAAACATCTTTATTACTCTGGGGCGATGAATGAACATCAAGAGCTTTTTAATTGGATCGAATGATGATGGGTGGCGCGTGATTAGCGGCCAACCCGAAGGTCATAACGGCGATACGCTGACCGCATACACAGTTGTGCCGATTGTGTATCGTTGTGCCCGCTTGCGGGCCAAGAGCGTGCAGTCGATGCCGCTTGCTTTGTATCGTGGTAAAACCGATATCAGCGACAGCGACGAGGGCATTGTTGAGCTAGCCCGTATCAGGCAGCTGCTCTATCTGTTAGAGCTAAGTTTGACCATCTATGGTCGTGGTCATGCACTCAAAGAGCGCGGCATACTCACGCGTGTGGAGCGTCTACGTTGGGTGGCCAGTCCGGGCATTACGCCGCAGTACGATGTGATGAGGGGCATCTCAGGTTATGCGCGTGGTAGCGTTGTATTACCTGTCGATCAAGTGCTATCTGTCTGGCTGCAAAATCCAGCTGTTGATATCGGGCCTGATGTTAGTCCAGTCGCTGTAGCGCTTCGAGCGGCGGGCGTGCTCGACAATATCGACACGTTTCTAGAGCGCTTCTTCGACGGTGGCGCGATCAAAGCCACGCTGTTACAGATTTCTGGCAACGTGGCCGAGCCGGAAAAGAAGAAGCTCGAAGCGTGGTGGAAAAAGGCGCTGTCAGGCGTCAAGAACGCCTTCAATGCGGCAGCTGTTAGCGCCGCTGTTACGCCCGTGCCGATTGGCGATAGCATCAAGGATACGGTCAATGTCGAACTGAACAGCTCGAAGCTAGCTGACGTTCTGACCGCTATGGAGGTGCCCGCGTCGCTCGTCTTGGCCAACGCTGCGAACTATGCGACGGCGACCCAAGATGCGAAGAATTTCTATTCACAGTGCATCATTCCTGAAGCTCAGCTCATTGTTGACGAGCTGAACAAGTTCTATGCAGTCCAAGGTCTAGAAATCTGGCTGCTACCAGAACGGCTCGAAGTCTTTCAGCAGGCCGAATTGGATAAAGCGAAGGCGCTTAAAGACGTAACAGGCGTGCCCGTGCTGACCCAAAGCGAAGCCCGCCAACGGCTCAGCTTGCCCCCGCTTACACCTGACACTGTGGAGGCGAACAGACTTGAATTGGCGGCTCAGCTTACGCTAGCCCAACAGATGGTTGACTTGGGCTACAGCATAGAGCAAGCCGCCCAAATCGCGGGATTGCCTAAGCCGATTAAAGACGCTGAGCCGATTGTGATGATTGAGCAAGCACCGCCTGCGTTGCCTGAACCAACTGAAGAGCCTGAAGAAAATCAAGAGGATTTAGAGCAAGAAGATCTAAAGAAGTGGGCACGCAAGGCCATTAAGCGTCTGGAGCGTGGTCAGAAAGCGGCCTGTTCGTTTGACAGCGTCTATATCGATCCTGCCACAGCTGAACTGATCAGCCACAATCTAGAGCACGCCGAAAGCGTTGAGGCGGTCAAGAATGCCTTCAAGCTCAACGAAGTGGGCGAAGGCCTAACCGAGCAAGAGCGCCAATTGTTCGAACTGCTCGAACCGATTTTGCGGCGTTGGGGCGCAGCTGCACTAAACGCCATTGTTCACGGCGAAGCATTCGACGATAGCCCGCTAGCCGCAATGCTACAATCGGCGCTTATGGGCGAACTGTTGAGCGTGGCGCTCAACGTTGCGCAAGGGCTAGGCGAAGAAATCGGCCCAGATTATGGTGAAGACCTAAGCAACGTGGCGGCGCAGTGGGCGCGCACGTATACGTATGGGTTGGTTAGTAGTATCACCGAGAAAACACGGGCGGTAATCGCCAACGCTATCACAGCATATCAGACCACGCCGGGTATGACCCGTGCTCAAGTCGAAAAGCTCTTGCAATCGGCGTTCTCACCTCGTAGAGCCGAAACAATCGCGATTACTGAGATCACACGGGCCGCTTCAGCTGCTACAAGCGCGTATCAGCAGCAATTGGCGTCGAATGGCCTAACGTTCGTTCGTATTTGGCGTAGTGATAATGACGATATCGTTTGTCCGATTTGCAACCCGCTGAACGGCAAAGCTGAAGATAAATGGACTGATCAGTTTCCAGACGGGCCGCCCGCGCACCCGCGTTGTAGGTGCTCAACTACACTGAAATGGATCAAGCAATGATTAAGCGCTTTGCAATCATTATAAGTTGGTCTTTTGACCCTCGATGTCACGAATTGAGGAAGTGCTATGACCGTTGAAGTTAAAGCCGCCAAAACGAAAAAGTTGCTGAGCACTAAATTGAAACCCGCTATTGAGGCAGGCGCTATGGGCATAGCAGTAGCCATACAGAACGTAGTCGCGCCATACCCGAAGGCGGCCCCGCGTCAGGCAGGCAAGAGCTATTACGTTCGTGGTAAAGGCTTGTTCTCGAGTGGCGGCAAGCTTCAACGATCATCTGAAACGCTCAACAGGCGATGGAGGATTAAGAAGATCAGCTTTGGTGCTCGACTGAATAACAACGCCTCGTATGCGCAATACGTGCATGGTAGGAAGCGTCAAAACCGCTACCACGGTAAGCGTGGTTGGATACGTGAGGATCAGGCCATACAGCAAGTTCGAGCAAGCGGAGAGATGGCAGAGATCATGCATGCAGCTCTCGCCGCAGCGTTTAAGGAGAATGCAAAGTAATGAGTCAAGAAACTAAAACATTGCTAATGACATTGCGCCGGGCGCTCATTATGGCCCTGTCCGCTGTAGAGGATCTTCTAGGCCTGCCTAGAACTATCCCAAACCGTGCTGAGCGCCGTAAGGCTTGACATGCAGTTTTGAGACGCTATAATTAATACTGAAAGCCTCCTTCGCAAGAACGCGGCGATATTGGCCCTAGTGGCTGGTATCGCCGCTTTTTGTTTTACTCAAGGATTAACCGTATGACCATCTCATACGAAGAGCGAATACAAGCAGTATGGCGCACCATCGCCAATGTGCTGTTCGAAACACACAACTGGTATATCGAATATACATATGACGATCACGTCATTATTCGTTATGACGATAAGCACTACCGCACAAACTACACCATCGACGCATTAGGCAATGTTGTTATTGCTGAACCGGCCACATGGCAGCGTGTTGAGCGGGCGTGGCTTGTGGCAGCAGCTAAGTCTATTCGCAGTAATTCACGGGCTGTCAAAAAGGTTGGCGAGTACACATTACGCGGTTACGGCGTGGTGTTCAATGGTAAAGACCTCGTTGGCGATACCTTCACCAAAGATACCGATTTTGGCCAAGATCGTTCGTTCGTTGGTCTGCCTGTTTTTTATGACCATGCTTTGTCAGGCGTGAAAAGCCAAATCGGCACGGTCAAGGCCTACGAATTTGCTGACGATGGCCTGATCTTCGAGATTGAGATTGATAAGCGCAAGAAATACGCCGATACGGTTATGGCATTGGCTGAAAGCGGGGCGCTAGGCCAGTCTACAGGCGCTGTAGCACATCTTGTTCACAACGAACAGGGCGAAATGAAGCGCTGGATCATTGGCGAAGTCAGCCTGACCCCAACGCCCGCCGAACCGCGAACCAGCGCAATCCCGGTTAAAACCACTCCAAAGGCCGCGCCAAAGGCATCAGGTGATGATGCAACAGACGAGGCGGGAGACGATACATACATCATTTTGGAAGATTAGGAGACGATTATGGCGCAAATCATTAGCGCTAATGAAGTGGCCGAACAGTTGGCAGAAAGCGCCAAAGTTTCGGGGAAAATCGAAGAGCTTGTTGGTCAAGCTGTTCAGAAGACGGTCAAGGCACTTGAAGAGCGTTTGATTGACCCTAAGAACGGTTATGTTATCGCCAATGGCGAAAATGGCGGTGAAGTCAAGACCTTTGGCGACTATTTGATTGCCGTGCGCAATGCGTCGCAAGGTGATCAGGCAGCGGTCAAGCGTCTGAAAGAGCACTACAAGGTAGCACCGGTTAAGGATTTGTCGGGTGGTGCAGGCGCAACGGGTGGTTATACTATCCCTGAAGATTTTCGCGCCCAACTTCTGCGCCCCGCCACACCAACCGAAAGTTTAGTGAGCGCGCGTGCTACCGAAATTCGTACCACGGCACGTTCGATTGATTTTCCAACCCTCGATACCGATACCGCGCCTGCTGATGGTAGTGCGATTTATGGCGGCGTGGTAATGACACTGACTGGTGAAGGCGCAAGCAAAACGCAAACTGAACCCGCCTTCGGCACGCTCAATATTCCTGTTTACAAGCTTGCGGCTTACACCGTCGCATCTGATGAGCTGTTGGCCGATTCAGCTATTGGACTGGAAGACCTGTTGATCACTCTATTTCGCGGCGCGATGAACGATCGTTGGGAAGACTATTTCATCAACGGCACTGGTTCGGGTCAACCGCTAGGCTTCGCGCACACCAATGCGACCGGCACGATCACCGTTTCGCGCACCACAAGCGGTAACGACTTTGATTTGGGCGATGCGCTGGCTATGAAGAAGCGCCTGCTTGTGCGTGATGCAAGTAAGGTTGCTTGGGGTATGCACCCGTTTCTTGAGCCGGATTTGGTGAATTTGGCTCTAAGTGGGAACACGCTTGTGACTTACATGCCTAATTTGAACGACGCGCCGCCGCTTCGTCTGTTGGGCTACCCTGTTGTGTTCTCTGAGCACTTGGCTGACCCGGGCGATCCCGGCGATGTTGTTCTTGGCGATTTTAGTGGCTATCTGAAAGTGACGCGCCAAGATACCACCATCGACACCAGCATTCACTACAAGTTTGTGAATGATCAGACCACTTGGCGCGTTGTGGCGCGGGCAGGTGGTAAACCGTGGCTGTCGGCCCCTGTTCCGCTTCGTCGCCATGGCGCGGGCACGGGCACAAACGAGCCGTTCACTCGTTCGCACTTCGTCAAGCTTGGCAGCTAGCTTTTGCGGTGAATGGTGGTTTTTTGGGCCGCCATTCACCAACTGGAGACAGATATGCACCCGCAAGCCTATGAATTTGTAGCAGCAGCCAAGATTGCATTTGTTGAGAACGAGCCTCAGACCGTTGTAGAACTGGGCTCGTACAACGTGAACGGCTCAGTTCGCCCGCTGTTTGAGCGATCGCACTATATCGGCGTGGATAGTCGCGCGGGCCGCGATGTCGACATTGTGGCAGACGCTACCGAATGGACTGACGCCGAAAACGTTGACGTGATCGTTACCACTGAAATGCTCGAACATTGCACAAAGCCCAAGTCAGTCATTGTCAACGCTCGAAAGATACTCAAGCAGGGCGGGCTGTTCATCGCAACCATGGCCGCACCTGAGCGCAAACCGCATAGCTGCAACGGCGCGTCAACCATTCCGCCTGACGAGCATTACGCCAATATCGATCCTGATGAGCTACGCGGTTGGTTGGGGCGAGGTTGGGAAATCCTAGATCTACAACACTACCCTGACCGTGGCGATTTGTATGTGGTGGCTCGAAAGAAATGACCAAGATCTTAGTCATAACACCTGTTTGGCGTGAGCTCGATTTCGTCATCGAAGCTCAGCAGGCCATGCTTGATGCGTCGCCAGTTCCAGTCGATTGGTGGCGATGCGGCGTACAAACCTATCCAACGCCTGACAATCGCAATATCAGTGTGATGTATCAAGCTGCTGTTATACGCGGGCGGGCGGACGGCTACACGCATTTACTCACGCTCGAGGACGATATTCTACCGCCCACTGACGCGCTACAGAAATTGCTGAACGCTGACGCACCTGTAGTCTATTCGCTCTACTGTTGGCGGCGCTCTGGCCATCACTGGAGCGCATACCGTGCCTTGATGGAAGATAGCGGAGCTTCTTGGTCAGATGACGAGCCGCACACAATCGCGGCTAAAGCTAAAGAGGGTCAGGTCATTGAAGTGGCGGGAGTGGGGAATGGGTGTACCTTGATCGATATACGGGTATTCGATCGCGTTATGTGGCGTTGTTCTAAGAACGCCCGGGCTGCACAGGACTGGTATTTCGCGATCGATGCCCAACGAGCCAAAATCCGTCAGGTTTGTCATTTGGGCGTTCAATGCGGACACACTGACCCGCGTTGGGGCATTATCTGGCCCGACCCGGACGGGATCGGCAAGCGGTTGTACAGGTACGAATCGATTTCTGAACAGGTGCCCGCATGAGCTACGCGAGTCTATCTGAGCTAAAAGCCTATCTGAAGATTTCTGGCAGCACATCAGAAGATGCTTTGCTGCAATCACTTCTGGATGAGGCCACGGGCATTATTGACGAGTATGTTGGACGGCCTAGCGCGGCTACAACGCCTGTAGTCCGCGTATTTACGGCTGATTACGACGCTGACGGCGCAATGCTGATGTTCGATTGTGACTATGCGGCGGCTATTTCGAGCGTGGTACACAACGGCGTAGCGCTTCAGTCTAGCGATTACTACACCGAACCGCGTCAGGTTGGGCCGTTCTGGGGCTTGTCGCTCAAGTCGGGGCGATGGAGCGGCGATATAGCCGTAACAGGCTTGTGGGCCTACACCAGCCGCGCCGATGGCTCTGCTGACGATGTGATCGTTGGAGCGTGTAGGGCGCTAGCGGCATGGCTGTATCGCGCTAAGGACAATGTAGGCCAGCTCGTAGGCAATCCGTATAACGATGGCGTAACGATTGTCAACGCAGCTCTACCGCGCGATGTAATTGAACGGCTCCAGATGCGACGGCGACTGATATGAACAGCCAAATTAGCACGATCATCGACACAATCGGCCAGACGGCTGTAGGCAGCCTACAGGCTATACCTGTTACGCAAACGCCGGATACGTTCGATAGTTGGCGCTTTCCCTGTCGCGTGATCTTGCCCATTTCGGGGCGTGGGAGTGGGGAGACGCAACGAGTTACGACGTTCAAGAGCAACGCGGGACGTGTAGGCCTCGTGATTGATTGGACCATTAGCGATCTATTCTTTTTACGGGCAGCAGACGCGGGTATAGGGTTGGCTGATGGCCTGCCTGCTTTGATTGACTACTGTGGAGCGTATGTATCAGCTGTAGCTCAGCTAAGAACGCCGCGCTGGAGTGTGACAAACGTTTCATTTCCGATAATCGGGCCACTTGAATGGCCTAGCGGCGGGCGAACATACGACGCCGTGCAGGCCCAAATTGTCGTGAGGGAGATACTGTAATGGGAGCTGATAACGCTTTTGCCGCAGTTGATGCGACGTTAGAAGTCAGCCATGACGGCTTGACTTGGGTCGATATTTCGGGCACGTCGAATAGTGTGGAGCCGGGCGGCCAAACTAGAATGACGGGCACCGCATATACGTTCGGGCGCGATCTTGCCACTATCACTAGCGGCAAGCGTGAACCTATGGAGCTCACGGTCAATGCGCTGTACACCGAAGAAGCTACTGATACATTCGAGACGATTCGTCCGTGGTTCCAGAGCGGCCAACGTGTTTATTTTCGCTACAGCCCGCTTGGAGTTGGAGCGACGGGCAGGGCAGTTTATACCACCACTAACGATGGTAGCACGCCGGGCGCGGTGGTAATCAGCAATCTTGACTATCCCGAAATTAGCGCTGAAAGCGCCGATCCTGTAGCACTTAGCTTTCAATTGGCCGCGCCGGGCCTGTTGCGCACCGTAACCGGTTCGAGCACTGGACTAGGAACCTAAGCTATGACTACTGAAACACAAACCGAACAAACTGAACAGGTTGAGCAGGCCAAGTCAAAGCCTGTAGTCAAAACGCTACAGGTCGAATTTGACCTTGAAAAACTCGAATTACTAGACATTTTGTTGGTGAACGATATTGTTACTAATCAGCCATATCTAATAGCTGATGCGGTACGTATGCTTGACAGAGTGATTAAGGGTGGCTTAAAAGGTCGCCCACTCACGCAATACCGCCCACTGTTGGGTCGATTAGTCGCGATCGTGAACGAAATCATCAACCCAAAATCGGAGGGCTGAGCCTTCGCGACAGGCTTTGGCGTCATCTCTGGACGAAGGGGCCTCAGCCCATTGAATATTTTGATTTCGTAAT